AAAAACTTGCCGCCACCAAAAGTATTGGTTTTAAAATAAGGACTGGCCTTTGAGTATTCTGCGGTCATAGGAATCCTCCATTGCCTTTAAGCAGTTGTCCTTGACTGAATTTGCCCAATGTCATGTTGTTGTGTACATTCTTTCTACTGTAGACTGGTTGTAGTGTTATGCTGATTTGGCTTGTTGTTGGCAAGCGGGCAATCTGTTGACTTGTTGAACTTACAGCACCGTCGCTCTCAGCAAAATTTTGTCCACCTGCGTAGAATTCAACATAGTCGACATCTGCAGGCATTGTGTGCTGAAAACTAGTAATAACGCAGGGCACTTCAGGAAAGTAAAAATCCCCGTAACCGTTGAGTGTAACAATGGGCGGCGGATTACCTGCTAGATCATCTTGGCCAAAGAACATTTTTGTACAGGTTCTAAAGAAATAGATTGCACCCAGCAAGTAGACTGCATCATCGTGATTTTGTACTGTAAAGTCTCCGCTGATGGTAATGGCTGCAACATCGCTGCCTTCGTAAAAGTAGTTCTTGTAGTTGCTGTGTGTTAGCGCTTGTTCTTGATAACGTGCATTGTGTGTCACGCTAATATTGGGAGTGTAGGGAAATACTACTCCGTTTGTCTTGGATACCAAGGGTGCAAACAGTTGGTTGTTGCTAAACGGGCTCCAGTCTAGCATGCCTATTCGTATGCGCCAATCCTTTTTAAGAGAGTTGGTAGGATTGTTGCTAGTGGTTATGTTTACTCCCGGACTAGAGTTTCTATTGAACAGCGATGCAACGCCACCGCTGAACAGCCCTGCTACTTTCATGCGTATGCCCGAAGGATCAATGATTCCCAATAGGGAGTCTACAGAAGTACCTGCTGTTTTGCCGCCTGTGATACCACCATTGTTTACGGTAGGATCATAGCTGCCTGCTGATGGTAAAAGTTTTCCCATAAGTAATAATATCCGTTTGTAGTATTTATTACCAATAATAAAGTGCTAATATTATAAAAAGGTTGACAAACTCTGCAAACTTTGTTATTATTGTTCAAGTATTAGGAGATCTAAAATTAAAACCAACTACCTCAACAACAAGGATATCTTAAAAGAAATCCATAAAAGCAAGACAACATACTGCACTTATACACAACCCGAGTATGCAGACTATGACATGATCCTGCCCGATGTTAGCAAAATCAACAAGAAAAATACACTAGAAGCACGTAGACTCCGTGCAGAGCGCTTGGCTAAAGTGGCGCACGAGGCTGCAACCAGCGATGGTACCAAACGTAAACTGGACGAATTTGAAATCAAACTCAAAGATGTCAAAGATACGGATGTGGTTTTTAGGGTAATGACTTGGGAACACGTACCACTTGACAATATCAAAACTCGCAAGGCACGTATGGCAGCACTGGAAATTGATGACGAGGAAGATCCCTTGATTGTAGAGTTTGACGAGGACGATACTGCTCATAACAAGTATGTTAAGGTCAATTTTCCGCCCTTCTTTCATTATAAATTAGACAAAGAAGGCAATTCCTACATAGTGGGCAAGAGTCATTGGCGCGGTGCTTTGGACGCAGGCGAGTTCTCAAAGGATCACGGCAAGTTAACCAACAAGCTGGCCAACATGTTTATCAAGCTGTGCGAACGCTATGCTACACGTAGTAACTGGCGCGGATACACATACAATGATGAGATGCGGGCACAGGCATTGCTACAGTTGACTTACATTGGGTTACGGTTCGACGAGAGTAAGAGCCAAAACCCATTTGCCTATTATACAGCGGCAGTTACCAACAGTTTCACTCGTGTGCTGAACGTTGAAAAGCGCAATCAAAATCTGCGTGATGACATACTAGAAATGAATGGCCTAAATCCCAGTTACACACGGCAGGGCATGGGCGGCGGTTATGTTGCAGTTGATGGTGGGCACGACGACTGAGCAAATTGATCGTTGCTCTAGGGCAACGGACTTTGCTATACTGTGTAGATGAGTAACTTATTTAAAAAAGCGGCAATCTTTACTGATATACATTTTGGGCTTAAATCAAACAGTCAACAACACAACGAAGACTGTTTAAATTTTGTCAAGTGGGCAACTGCTAAAGCAAAGGCAGAAGGCTGCGAAACAGCCATGTTTCTTGGTGACTGGCACAACAATCGTGCCAGCATCAATATTGTTACACTCAACTACAGCCTACGGGCCCTGGAACACTTAAATGATAATTTTGAACGTGTTTTCTTCATTCCTGGCAATCATGATCTCTATTATCGCGATAAACGTGATATCCAATCAGTTGAATGGGCTCGTCACCTCCCGAACATTCAAATTGTTAACGATTGGTTTGTTGACGATAATGTGGTTATCGCTCCTTGGCTGGTCGGAGACGACCACAAACGATTGCACAAACTCAAGGGACAATACATCTTTGGTCACTTTGAGTTACCCGGCTATTTGATGAATGCCATGGTGGCCATGCCAGATCATGGTGAGGTCAAACGCGAAGACTTTAGTCACTTTGGACATGTTTTTACCGGACACTTTCACAAACGACAAACCAAAAACAATGTGACCTATATTGGCAATGCGTTTCCGCATAACTATGCCGATGCCGGGGATGACGAACGTGGACTTACCATATTGGAATGGGGCAAGCCGCCCGAGTATCACGCTTGGCCAGATCAACCTCGCTATCGTGTGTTCCAACTTAGCGATGTGCTAAAGAATACCGAAGTCATGTTGCAGCCTAACATGCACATTCGTGTAAATTTGGACATAGACATCAGCTACGAAGAAGCTAGCTTTATTAAAGAAACTTTTGTAGGACAGTACAATCTACGTGAGCTTACGCTAATCCCTGCTAAGGTCACTGACTTGACCGAATACGAAATACAGGGCAATATTGAATTTGAAAGTGTAGACCAAATTGTTACAGGTCAACTTACTACGCTGGAAAATGGCAAATTTAATAAGAATCTCTTGTTGGATATCTATAGAAATCTATGATTCTAATCAGTTATCCGTCGGGCGGATTTGGTAATTTTTTATATCACGTACTGACCGAGTTTGCTAGTAATACATACAAGCCCAATAATAGCAACTTCAAATTTGATACCAGGGGCACTAGTCACGACACTGCAAAATATACAGAAATTTATTTTCATGATCCGTTGGATTACCGTTTGGCTTTGCCCAAAACAGATTTGGAATGTTTAATACTGTGCGACAACGGTATAGCAAACGATTCATATACACAGGTGCATAAACATTTTCCAGGAGCCAAAATTGTTCGAGTAACGGTAGATCCCTTAGTTAGACCAGTAGTCTACAAAACTTGTGTAATTAAAGCACAAAAAAGTGATCCAATTTCTGTAACAGAGCTACAAGTTTCTACAAACTGGACCGATAACAACGAACCCTATGCTGCTCGAGAAAATTTTACCTTGTTGTATCATAACTGGCCGTTTAAATGGGATCCAATGGATGGATGTTTGAACATAAGTTTAGAGCAGTTAATGTTGAATCCTGCTGGTGTCATTACACAAACAATAAATGCCCTAGGCGGTTCGGTATTGCACCAGGACAGGTTAACAGATTTTTGTAGTAGTTGGCAAGTACAGAATCAACAGTACTTTAAAATATATCACGATTGGCTACGCATAGGCCAAGCATTGGTATATTGTAAACACATAGACCTAAATGATATCACCGATCTACACGATCAAGGTTATATTAACTATTGCATTGAGAAGATGTATAATGTTACAATACCTGTATACGACTATCGGCACTGGTTTACTAACACAGCCGAAATAGAAGAAATGATTAAATGTTTAAAATAAAAGATCTCGCAGTTAAAAATTTCATGAGTGTGGGTAATGCTACACAGGCCGTAAACTTTGATCGTAATGACTTAACTCTTGTGCTGGGTGAAAACTTGGACTTGGGCGGAGATGACAGCGGAGCACGTAACGGTACAGGTAAGACCACAATTATCAATGCGCTCAGTTACGGACTTTATGGACAGGCTCTAACTAACATCAAGAAAGACAACTTGATCAACAAGACTAATGGCAAGGGCATGATGGTCACAGTTGATTTTGAAGTCAATGGCATTAACTATCGCATTGAACGTGGACGCAAGCCCAACGTGATGAAGTTCTTCATTGATGATACTGAACGTGAGATCACAGATGAAAGTCAAGGCGATAGTAGAGAAACACAGGCTGACATTGAACGCATGTTGGGCATGAGCCACGAAATGTTCAAACATATTGTGGCACTCAACACCTACACTGAGCCGTTCCTTAGTTTGAAAAGTAATGATCAACGACTCATGATTGAACAGTTGTTGGGCATTACACTACTAAGTGAAAAGGCAGAACGACTAAAAGAACTGGCCAAAGCCACAAAGGATGCTATCACTGCTGAAGAATTTAGAATTAAAGCAGTAGGCGATGCAAACCGACGTATACAGGATCAAATCGATGCACTCTTACGACGCCAGAATTTATGGAACAGCAAAAAGACAAACGATGTTGCAGCGTTGCAGACAGCTTATGATGAACTTGCTAAACTCGACATTGAAGCTGAACTATCTGCACACAAGGCACTAGCCGACTATAATGTCAAGCGCAAGGCCATTAATGATCTCAACAGCTGGATCAAACGCTGCGAGCTGGATGAAAAGCGTGAACTGAAAGAAATTGACAAGCTCAAGAATGACATTGCAGCCTTAGAAAATCATACCTGTCACAGTTGTGGACAAGCGTTCCACGATGACAAACAAGTGCAGTTGCTAGAGGAAAAGCGCAAGGCACTACAGGAAGCCGCATTACAAGCACTAGCAACCAACACACAGTTGATGGAACATACCGACACATTGGCGGCACTGGGAGAGCTAGGTACGATGCCAAAGGTGTTTTATGATAACGAAGCAGATGCCTTTGAACATCGTAGCAGCATGGGCAGTGTGTTGGCGCAACTTACAGCCAAGCAAAATGAAGCGGATCCCTATGTTGATCAAATACGTGAGATGCAGGAGCAGGCGTTAGAGGAAATTGACTTTGCAGTCATGAACGAGCTAGATGAGCTGCGTACACACCAAGACTTCTTGCACAAACTGCTGACCAACAAGGATAGCTTTATCCGTAAACGTATTATTGATCAGAACTTGAGCTACTTGAATGCTCGCTTAGGACAATATTTAGATCGCATTGGTCTGCCGCATACTGTAAAATTCAACAACGACCTAACTGTAAGCATTACAGAACTAGGGCGCGACTTGGACTTTGACAACTTGAGCCGCGGTGAGCGCAATCGACTTATCTTGAGCTTGAGCTGGGCATTCCGCGATGTGTGGGAAAGTCTATATCAGCCCATTAACTTGCTGTTCATCGACGAGCTCGTTGACAGCGGTATGGATAGCAGTGGTGTTGAAAACGCACTGGCTATTCTCAAGAAGATGAGTAGGGATCACAACAAGAGTATTTGGCTCGTGAGTCACAAAGACGAGCTAGCCGGACGTGTAAATAACACGCTCAAGGTTGTAAAAGAAAACGGCTATACCAGCTACGACACAGATTTAGAAATAACTTAATGTTAGCAACTTGGCATTTTCACATTGAGATTAGCAGCAAGTGTACCTTGCGCTGCCCTCGCTGTGCTCGACAAGAAGTGCCCGACACGCTGGTCAACACTGAACTAGATCTAGAGTTTTTCAAACGCAACTTTACTCCTGAGTTTATACAAGCGAATGTAGAAAAGATCACATTCTGTGGGGATGACGGTGACCCTATCTATGCACACGATCTCATACCTGTTATACAGTACATCAAAAGCATCAAGCCCGTTGAGATTGTGATTGTTACAAATGGATCACACAAAAAGATCACTTGGTGGATTGAACTAGGCAAAACCCTAACTGAAATTGACAGCGTACATTTTAGTATTGACGGCTACGATAATTACAGTAATAACATCTATCGCGTCAACAGCGACTGGGACAGTATCATTGCCGGGCTACAAACCCTGCGAGCTACCAGCCGCTGCATGATTGTATGGGCGGCCATTGCATTTAAATTTAATGAGCACCGGTTAGATTTTATGCAACGATTCGCAAAACAGTTGGGCGTTGATAGATTTCAACTAACAAAGAGTACAAAATTTGGCTCAATATACAATTCTTATGGCACAGACGATACCCTTGAACCTAGTAGAGATTTAATTAGCTCTACCCACAGATTCGAGAGAGAAGTCACTGATTTAACAGATCAAGCATCATGGCACATTATTCCCTTAACAAACTTAAAACTCCACAATAAATTAATCAACTCAGCACCAATTAAACCCCTTTGCGCTATTGGTAACAAGGGGCTATACATTGATGCACAGGGAAGATTGTTTCCCTGTTGTTGGGTTGCAAATAGATATAGTCACAATAACGAATGGCAAATACTGGCAGAACAATTTAATTTAAATCATACAACACTAGAACAAGCATTGGCACACAAATTTTGGTCAGAAGATTTTCAGAGCTTTCGTTGGCAGGAATGCCAAACCAAATGCTCAAGCGCTGTAGTTGATGAAAAATACGCCACTGAGTGGTAAAGTCATAACTATATGTGCAATGACATGGTATTATCAAGGAACCCCTGTAGAAACTCTACCCGACGACTGTGTTGGTTTTGTTTACATTATTGTCAATAATCTATCTGGCAAAAAGTACATAGGCAAAAAACTAGCGAAATTCGCAAAAACCACTTATAAAACAGTAAAACTCAAGAACGGCACAAAAAAGAAAAAGAAGATTCGATCAAAGATCGACAGCGATTGGCTTACCTATTATGGCTCAAACGATCAATTAAACCGAGACGTTCAAACTCACGGCACCGAAAACTTTACCAGAGAAATACTTTACTATTGCAAATCAAAAGCGGAATGTAGTTACATCGAAGCTCGAGAACAATTCACACATAGAGTATTAGAATCAACAGATTATTATAACGGACAGATCTCAGTCCGTGTGCATGGCTCCCATATTATAAACAAACTGAACGGATAACGACTCGTA